ATAACTGCAGTAACAGTTAAAAGTTATCTTAATGGAAAATTGATTTTGACGGAGGGAGCAAGGGCTGGTTGTGGGGCTAGAATAATATCATCTGATAGAAAAGTATATGTTGAGTAGAAAGGATTATTAAGTGGCAATACAAATTGGTGCAATATGGAGTGATTTGGATCACCGTTTAGTCCTAGATGCACAAGGTGAAATTAAAATAGCTATTAATATGCAAGCAGTAATGTCTTCTATTGATAATATTTTAAGAACATCTCGAGGGGAGAGGGTGATGCTTCCAGAATTTGGGAGTATGCTTCGAAATATTGTTTTTGAACAAATAGATGATGATTTAGTTGATTTTATATCTCGTGATATAAAAGATGTTATTGAAATCTGGGATGATAGAATTAATGTTAAAGAAATTTCTTTTCTTTCAGAACCAGATGAAAATTCTATTTCTCTTCAGTTATCATTTGTAATAAGAGGATATAATCAAATTTTTAAATATGTTGCTCCAATACAAGGGGAGGTTGAATAAAACATGTCTGATGTATTAAATTATACTGCCTATGACTTTGATGATCTGGTTGTAGCTTTACAAAATCGTCTTAAAAATAAAGAGACTTGGGTGGATATATATAGATCAGGTACTGGACAGATGTTAATTGAACTTCTTGCATATGTTCTTAATAGTGGTCTATATTATACAGAAAGAAGAGCTGAAGAATCTTATCTTTCTACTGCTAAAAATCGTTCCAGTGTTATAGCTCTTGTATCTTTGTTAAATTATGTTCCTAAAAGAAAAACTTCTGCTACAGGAAATTTAACTTTTAGTATAGTATCTCCTTTGACCAAAATAGTATTTATTCCTAAATATACCGAATGTCAATCTGTATCTGGATTAAAATATTTGACAAATGAAAGTACTGTGATTGAAAAAGGGCAAACATCTGTTAGTGCAAGTTCTATTCAGGGAGAATTAAAACAAATAGAAGTAACATCAAATGGAATAATAAATCAAGAATATTTAATTAATAGTATTAATGTAGAAAATTCTGCTGATACTACTAATCCTACTTTACGGGTATTGATAGATAGTGTGGTATGGACTAATGTTGATTCATTTATTAATAGCACTAATATTTCTGAACACTATAGAATTATAAATGAAATGGATGGTAAAGTTACAGTTAAGTTTGGAGATAATATTAATGGAAAAGCTCCAATAGATGGTTCAACTATTATAATTAAATATATTGATACCGATGGATTGGATGGTAATGTATCAAGTTCTGATAAAATTACTACTATTAATGATACAATTTATGATGAGGATGGAGATTCAGTTACCATTACTGTAACTAATGAAGATATATTTCTTGGAGGAGATGATGAAGAAGATATAGAAGAAATTAGATATGAAGCTCCAAGAGTTTTTAAAACGGGAGATAGAGCCGTTACAAAAACAGATTTTATATCTATACTAGAGAATTATTCTGGTGTTGCATCTGTTAATGTATGGGGAGAAAATGAGGAAGCAGAAACAGCAGGAGTTGATGCTGATTATGAGATGTTAAATAAAGTTAAAATATGTATTATACTTCAAGAGTGGGAATTACCTGGAACTACTTTTAAAGCAACACTTTCAGATTATATATATGATAAATCAATGCTAACAGTTAAATATGAATTTGTAGTACCAACTTTTCTTTTAGTAATACCTACTTTAAGAATTACAGTTGTAAAAGGAAGTTCATTGTCACAAACACAAACAGATGTAGAAGATATTTTAGCAGATCAATTTTTGTTAGGATCTACAACTAAATTAGGGACAATGATTAAATATAGTAATGTAATTGCTGCAATCAATGATCTTGATGATGTAGCTTATGTTACAATGGAATTAGAAATCTATAAAGTTTTGAGCGATAGTTATGATTCTTTTCATGATTGGGGAGCAACTTTAGATGCATTGGATGTTAAACCTGAATCAATTAGATTGTTTGTTGATGGTACTTATGTAACTTCTGATGAAGATAATGGAGATGGAACTGGTACATTTGACGGAGTTGTTGGTGATTATACTATATCAAATAGTGATATAGATTATAGTACAGGAATATTAACATTGGACATTAATCCTGATCCTTCAAGTGTTTACATAAGATATCAACAGGATGAGCATGATAATATAGTGCCTACTTTTCGGCAAATATGTAAATTAGAAGATATAGATATTACTAATATTGAGGTAGAATAATAATGGGAAAACACGATTATTACGAAGCTTTATGGACGATTAAACATGTTCGAGCAGGAAAGATTATTTGGGAGATAAAGGATAAAGAAAATATTCTTGTTGACCAGGGTGAGAAAGCAATTGTAGATACTTTCTTTAGATCTAATGCTGCTACATATTTTGGAGTAACAGATTTTTATATTGGGTTATATAATGGAACAATTTCTGAATCTACTACATTAGCAACTATTCCAAGTGAGCCTTCTGGTTATGGATATTCTCGACAGAAGTGTGAAAGATCTTCTATAGGATTTCCTACTCTTGAACAAGATGATGGAAATTGGAGAGTAGTTTCAAAAGAAATCACTCTTGATGCTACAGGTGGAGATATAGGTCCAGTTAATGGGGCATTTTTAGGGACATCTCTTGATGACACAGGTTATTTAATTGGAGCAATTGCAATGGGGACAGAGAGAACTGTTGTAGCAGGTGATTCAATTATTTTTCAAATGAGAATTAAACTTAAATAAGAATATGGATAGTATAGATGTCTGAATTACAAGATTATTATAATACTGGGGATGATGGAGATTCTACTCTTGGTCTAGCGACTTGGAGAGCTCAAACATTTACAGCTTCTTCAACTTACAGTATTACATCAGTAAAATTACTTTTGCATAAATTTGCAGCAGTTGTAGGTACAATAACTGTAAGTATAAGAGCTGTTGATGGTGCAAACAAACCTACTGGTGCAGATTTAGTTTCAGGAACTACAGATGGAGATACATTAACTGCTGATGCTGCTGGTGAATGGAGAGAAATAACCTTTGATACACCATATGTTTTAGTAAATGGAGTTACATATGCTATAGTTATTAGGGCATTAACTTCTTTTGCAAATAATAGTCTTGCTTGGAGGTTTGATTCTTCTTCTCCATCTTATATTGATGGAACATATGTTGGTAGTATTAACAGTGGATCAACTTGGACTATAAATACTGGCATTGATTTTATGTTTGAAACATATGGATATGAATGTTATGAATATTATATTGGAAATAAAGAAGATTATATTGCAATTTATGGTGTTGATTATAAAGATGCTCAAATTTTTACACCACAGGAATATCATAAAATAACTGATGTAAGTTTACTTCTACAAAGATCTGGTTTTTTTGATTATCCTGGAACAATAACAGTTGAAATTAGAACAACATTAGATAGTAAACCAACTGATACTGTATTATGTTCCGGTACTACAGATGGGGATACCTTAAATTATTTATCAGCAGGAGAATGGAGAAATATTATATTTAATTCTTCTGTTAATTTAACAAAGAATGTAGAATATGCTATTGTAGTAAGAGCACCTGAAGGTGGTCCTGGTGATTACATAAACTGGATAGGGGATAATTCAGGTCCAGGATATGAAAAAGGATTATCTCTTCGGACAACTGGAGGAGATTGGATCGCGACAGGAAAAGATTTTAATTTTATAGAATTTGGAATGCCAACTGTATCTCCTGTAATAACAGATCAGCCTGATGATACAACTGTTAATGTAGGACAGAAAGCTATTTTATCCATTATAGCAACAGGAGATCCTATTCCAGATTATCAATGGTATAAAGATGATATATTACTTTCTGGAGAAGTATCTGATACTATAGAATTTTATACAGAAATATCTGATGCAGGATCATATACATGTAAAGCTATAAATGTTGGAGGTAGTGTTATATCAGATCCTGCTATAGTTACTGTTAATCTTAATCCATATATGTGGAATTTATTTGGATTGAACATGGATAATGATAGGAGTTAATAAGTGGATAGTTCAGGGTTGTGGCATCTCGATGAAGGTTATTTTTTAGATTGGGAATCTGGTAGAGAAATATCAGTTGAAGTTGAGTTTTCTTTAACAGATGTTTATTATCATAATCCTCTTTCTATTTTTAGAGAATTAGAAATAAAAGTTGAATTTGAATTGAGTGTTATTTCTTCAGTAGCCTTTGATTTATTACAATTAGTTCCACAAAAATTTCATGGTAAAGAAGAAAATAATTGGTTTAGAGATTATATAGATGAAGCAGAACTTCAAATAGGAGATTGGTTAACAAAAGTTCGGGATATA